CTAACTGATTTCTCCCCATAAGTCACCTAATATCTGATTAGGTGGGGCAGAACCATTCCATGTTCTAATAGGCAAGTAATAACGTTGCCCCTCCCATGTATATCCTACCCAAACATGACCATCTTGTAACATCACTTCTGTATAATCACAATATCCACCAGGTTGGAACTGATAACCCACTGGACAAGATAAGAATGGCCCCACTTTTCTTACTGTGATTGGTTGATTGCCGTTTGTGAATCTAGCACTTTCTTCCATGTAGTAAGTACCATATTTATTACGTTTCCATGCACTTGCAACTGGTTTAACTGTATTACTTGAAGCGCTTGACTCATTAGAGACAGTGGCAACCGGTATTTTACCATCCATGTACGCCCTAATCTGCTTGATAAAGTAGTCTTTAAGTTGCAACCGCTTGTCTTCTGGCAATAGACCGCGAGTTACTGGGTCAAAACCAGTGTGTAAAACCGAACTTCTATGAGGGCATGATGTTGAAGTAAATTCATTGTGCAATCTGATTGTATTTCTGTTTGCTGGTAATCCCCATTTTTTCAACAATCTAGCGCATTCTTGGAAAGTTGCCTGTTCATTTTTTAAGAATGTCGCGTTATCTGCGCCCATTGATTGACATACTTCAATACCGTAATAATATTTATTACCTATTTGATTAGCGGTATGCCAACCTACTTGTGATTCATCTAAGGCTTGCCAAACTGTGTTGCCTGATACGTAACTATGCGCAATGCCCGCTTCTAATCTTGATAAAGGTGCATTTACTAATCCGTTACGATATGCTTCAGCAGTCGCCCCTTTGCTTCCTGCGTCGTTGTGTATAACTACGTTTGTTTTGTTAGGTCGTTAATCTAACTCTAGGTTTATCCCTAGCACTCTCATTACAAGACGTGACCAGACTATATGTTTCTATCTACATGAGATAGTTCTTCTTTCGAGTTCACTTGAACCCTACGAGGACGCAATCCTCTAGTCGTTGAACATTCTCCTTGTACTAAGAAGTATTTAGGAGTAGTGCTGCTAAACAAACCAATCCTTAAACTTGTTAAACCTTCACAAAGTCTTTTCAGCTTTATTGTGGTATTAAGCCTCTAAGGTTCTTCAAAGCAATTTATGTTTTTAGTACATATACATCGCTATATATGCAGCGCTTAAATGAATTCCCATTTATATTTATAACAGTGATTTCTTTTACCACGTATTGCGTCGCTAATATGATTACCATATCCCTGTCTTTTTGCTTCAGCAATAGATGGAAAATAAACTTCTTCTCCAGTAATTATATGAGTTCCTTTGATTTTCTTACTTCTTTTACCATTTGTAGATTTTTTAATAGATCTTTCGATTCTAGTTCCATAATTATTATTTTCTTTAGAAGTTATATATTCTAGGTTTTCTAGACGATTATCACTTTTATCTTCGTTTTTATGATTAACTTCATAACCTAACTTCTTCTCTCCGACAAATGCTTCCATAACCAAATTGTGAACGTATCTTGATTTTCTTATGCTATTTTTATTTAAAGTGACTTGAAAATAATCAAATGCTACTTTATTTGGTTTTAAAATCACAGTCGGGTAAGTTCTTGTCACAGAACCTCCATGTTTAACAACTCTTTTTAAGGACTTAACTCTGCCCATATTCGAAACCATATAATAACCTTCGTAATTTATAACATCTTTCCAAATCTCTGTCATATCAGCACCCCTATATCATTATAAAGGTACTATATCATATTTATGAAAAATTCACTATTATTTACGCCTTTAGGGTTACTACCACGCTTAGGTAGGTCATAACCTTTAACCACATCTTTGATGATTTTAAGTTCTACTGCTTTAGGTTGTGGCTTAGCTGTTTCTTTTTTAGGTGCTTGTGTAGGAGATTGAACTGATCGTGGCGCTGTCTCACTTTTAAAATTCGGACGGATAAACCACATAGGGAAATCATAAGCATGTTGTCGTCTTGTAACTTTTTCCCAACCCCAGCCGGGTTGTTCGATTCCGTCAGTCCAGCCACCGCCTAGCCAATTCTGCTCATATACAATGATGTAATCTAAAGTTGCTTCAATTACCCATGCAACGTGACCATATCCAGCACCGTAGTTGCTACCGAATACCACCATGTCGCCAGGTTGTGCTAAGAAGTCCGGTGTATTTTGGTATACAGTAGCTAGTCCATCAAAATTGTTTGCAAATGGTATATCTTTTGCACCTAAACCTTTCAGAAGTAATCCAAACAAAACTTTCCAACCAGCATTGGCATAATCAAAGCATTGAAATCCATACCATAAGTCCACATTGAATTGTTTTCCCTCAGAAGTTTTCAACCACTCTATAAACTCTTTTTTAGTTAATTTTGCTTGCATTGTCGCCACCTCCATGATGATACTCATTCACATCAAAGCCAACATCGTTAGAGGCGTCTGTGAAAGGTTGTGATGTATCATATTCTTTTGGTGCTTTCGTGCTTAATTCCGGCGTTAAACTGCTGTCTTGTGATGATTTCCACGTAACTTGTTGTTCTTCTTTATTGCTATCTCTAGGCGCTTGATATGTCTGTGCTATAGATGAATCTGAGACGCCTTTTGACGTTGGGTCAGTAATAACGCCAATACCTGTAAGTAACGTGAGGATAGCGCCTATAATTGCGCTAGCTTGATTTAATTGAGTAGATAAATCTAATCCGAATAAATCCGTGACTTGCTTGATAAATAGCAACAATGCTCCAACTAAACCAGTTAGTACTGCTTTGTTTTTGAATCTCAATTTCCAGTTAATATCCATTTGTTTGCTCCTTTTATCCAAAATAAAAAAACGACTAAAAATTAGTCGTTTAAAATTATTCAATGGTCAATGTCGGAGATCCTGAATAAACATCACTTATAGTGACATACAACATCCCTGAAGGATTACTAAAGTTGATATTTTTACTTGCAACTCCGCTATTGACTCCTGATATTCCTAAATCACTTGATCCTAAATTAGTTTGCGAAACCCTCATTATACCGCTGCGTACATTTTCTATTGTCACCTGATAATTTTTGTTAGGTTCAACTCCATTTATTGTCCATTTTGCTGTTGAATCTTCTATGCTATCCGGATATTTATTTTTAGGTAAGGGTTTAATTACAAAAGACGGCGGTTTAGACCAAACTTTTGTATTACCTGCAAATACTTTAGAGTATTCAACCCCTTTGTATACCAATTTCTTTACACCTTTTAAATTAACTTCCATGTCATCACCCTTTAATTAAATATAACGTATTCGGGTCTTTTTGATATATATAGTTATATTCATTTTCTGTTCCTGTCCAAATTTTAACCGTCGGTTGAGATGCGCCTTTTAGTTGATATAAATTATCCGCTTGTTGTTTAGTAAAAGCTTGAGACGACAAAACATACCTCTCGTCATGATTATGATTTATGTCTGATTTTCTTGATAAAGCATTTTCTAATCCTTCAATCTGTTTGATTGTATGACTATGATTTTTATCTGCATACAAACTGTTTAATGTTTGTTTGAACCTCTCAAAATCTTCTGTACTAACTTTTGAGCCAATCTGTTGCAATACACTTTCTGAAATAGAGTTGTTTTGTATTGCTTCTGCTAATTCTCTTAGTGTATTCATAGATTCAGGCGCGCTATCAACTAGTTCAGCAATTTTTGAATCTGTATACGTTTTAGAGTCTTTGAGAGTTGCCTCTTTGTTTTTTTCAACTTCTTGCAATTTATCTTCTAACCCTTCAACATTTGCGATATTGATTTTGTCCAATAACTCAGGTTCTGCTTTGATATCTGTATCTTTACCGTCAATTTGCCACATTTTAGTGTCAGGATTGATTGATACTACAGTACCGTTTTTACCGGGTGCGCCTTGTTCTCCTTTTTTACCTGCTTCACCTTTTGCACCAGGTTGTCCCGGTTCGCCTTTATCACCTTTCGCACCTTTAAATCTACTTTCATTCTTTTCGATGTAAGAAATAACATCTTTATCTATTTTCTCTTTAAAGTCTTTGTTCAATAAATCTGTCGCGTTATCTTTTAAGATTCTCATAATAGCATCATCTACCAATTTAACATCGATTTCTTTTGCTACAGCAGATTCAATACCACTATCAACGATATTGAAAGAAAAGTTTGCGACATGTATTTTTTCTTCTTCTTTCTCTAAAAACAGCTTACAGCGAACATAACCAGCGTGTTTGATAACCTTTTTAGGTATCTTGTAGGTAAGGAACCCTTTTACAACATCGTCGATAATAAGGGGCTCATTTTTGAATATAGAGCCATCTTCCATAAACAAATGTAATCTAGGTGTTAAGCCATGTGCTTTTAGATCGATACGACCTTGTTTGTCATTGATACCTATTCTTATAGATGCTGTATTTTCATCTTCAGTGTAAAATCGACAGCCAATGTCACCTAAGTCAACACCATCATTTTTTATTCTCGTTTCAACATCTTTTATTTTGTACATTTACACACCTCTTTATTTATATTTATCCCTTGTGAAGTAGATACCTTTTAAGCCGATTTGTTTATATAACTTAGCGATTGTACTTGCTTGATGTTGGCACCACTCTATAGCAGTAGCGTATTGGTGGGTAGCTGGATTCTTAGGATTCCATCTAATTCGGTACAATGTGTTTTGACCTTTATTGATGTAATCCTTTCTTACGAAGCTAGCACCGCCCATGATTGCTTTTGCTGGAGATGTCCAACCTTTATTTTTAGCAAACGTCATTGCATAATCAGGGTCGTTGTCGAATGCACCAATACCGAAGTAATTATATGCACCGTATCTACCACTAGCGAAGTTACTTGTTCCGTATCCACTTTCTAAGAAAGCGTGCGCGATCAAATAAATTTCGTTAATGTTGTTTTTCTTACAAGCTTCCGCGAATGCTTTGCCTTGTCCGTCGAGCGTTCCTTTTCCTTTAAGTATTTTGTTAAGCGCACTAACTGAAATGCCTTGATACTTGCCTAAATTAAGCATTTGATAGCATTGCGTGTTACTTTCCCATATTCGCTTAACATTCATTGCCGAGCTCGTTTGTGCTCGTGTTGCATTAGCCCAGCCCCATGTATGAGATTTTTTCGGGTTACCCCTAGACATTTGTCTATCCAGTGCTTGCTGGAATGTGAATGGACTTGTTTCAGTAACGATGCTTGGTTTTTCGTCTGATGGAGTAGGGCCTCGTGTGGACGCACTGTCAACTGATGTTTTATCACTAATTCTTATTGTTGTTTTTGTCGTTACTTCTTTTATATTTTCTCGTGTCAATATATCTCGTTTAATGTATGTCTCAAGCATTTTCTTTTTAACTTGCTCATACTTTGCGTTATCCGGTATACCTTGCTTAATCAAGTCGTAATTAATTAAATCTTTCATACTACGCCAAATATTAGGGTCTACCTTTAACGTCGTTTCAGATAAGTTTTTATCAATCCCTGACAATAACCAAACACCACGTATTAACGCTTGTATTTGATTCAATAAGAATTGTCGTTTGCTATCTGTTTGACCACCACATACTTCAATAACTAGCCAATTAGGGTGACGCGGGTCATCAAAATTGGTTGGTCTAGCAAGCCATGTAGCCTCTCTATCGACATATAAATGCGGTATTTCATAATCGCTTATAAACTTATTTCTTTGCGTATACAGTTCGTCTACAGAACGCATATGCATTGATTCTTTTATATATAACCCTTGAATATCTGAGCGTTCATCACCCATTACAACTATATGATCAATGAAGTGCTCTTTTTTATCTAAAACATTGCTGTAAGCAGTGTATTTTACTGTTTTAACTTCTTTAAATTGCGGTTTCTTCGCTTCGCCAGTAATTGTTGAGTCATTGGCTTTTGATGCTGAACTTGTATCAGTACTACTAGGTTTGCTAGTATCTTTTGAATATGGAGGTCTGACAAAGCCTGTAACACTTACATAAGGGTGTCTTACTAAACTTCCCGGAGAACCTGTCCAACTATTAGAATTAACCCAGTTTTGGTCAACGCTATAAAAATAACTTTTATTAGATGGTCCTACTACTATTGCGGTGTGTCCGTCCGAACCTATTCCGTTGCCAGGGTGCCAAACTGCGATGTCTCCAGGTTCCGGTACAAATCCAGATGAATAACGATAGAATCGGAAACCCTTAGGATATCTGTAATTAGCCATATCCTTAGCATTGCCCCATGTTACAAAACCCCAATATCTTTTAAAAATAAAGTTAGGTGTATCCCAACATTGACTGCCCCGATAATTATCTATATTAATCCTCTTACCAATATTCGACTTTGCCCACTCCACCACTTCACTAGCTGTAGGCTTTCTAGTCTTTGGGTTAGGTAATCCCATGTATGCACCTCATTTCAATCAAAATAAAAAGCCAGTGCCGAAGCACTGACTCTTAACTGTTATTTACATTTACCAAACCAGAAGCACGCCCAGAAGCTATATCCTAAAATCCCTTTAAGCATGGTAATCACCTCCTTTAAATACCAAAAATAGTTCTTAGTAAAGCTATGACAATCGTACTGAAGATAGTCCCTATCAAACCGAGAATCCACATTTTCATATCGCGTATATTTTTGTCGTTTTCTTTCTTATTTTTTTCGTCTATCTGTCTTTCCCTCTGGATAGCATCTAAAGTTTTATCTAATTTAATGTTAACTTGCTCTTGAGTTTTTTGACCTAATTTAATCTCATTGAGAGTGCTAAGCATTGTTTTATCATTCTCTTCTAATCTTCTAATTCGCCATTCATGTTCGTGCCGTTTGGTAAATCCAAACATTACGCCACCTACTTTGTGTTAAATTAAAAAGCCTCAAGCATTACACCTGTGACTTTTCATCTTTTGCCTCTGGATATTTTTCACCAGTGATCAATGCATATTCTTCTTTGTCGATTACACCCATGTCTACGTACCACTTAATTTGCTCATTTTTATAGCAACCCCACACATAAAAAGTTTTAATGTCTTTAAAAGTTGGATAAATCATCTTCATCATTTAAACGTCCCCCTCAGTATTTGTTTTGTTAGTTTTCAGTTCGGTCAACTGTTGTGTTAACATAGCGTTTTGTTGCGTCAATTGCATTGTCAACATGTTCACTTGCGTCATCTGCATTTGCATACTTGCAACCATTCCGCGAAGTTCCTCATCACTTAAATCTGACGCACTTTGTTGGTTTGATGCATTCGGTACGTCTTCTTTTTCGAAATTGCTATTGTATTTAATTTCGCCGTTAGTGAAAACAAACTTTCTAGGTTCGAACTCTTCTTTAAATTTAATAGGCACATTGTTATCATCTACATCTAAACTATTGCGTAAACCGCCAGTATTAACGAATCCGATAACTTCGTTTTTATCGTTTACTGTGATTTTCATTATTTCCACCCCATAATTTTAGTTATAGTAACTTTGTTGGCATTCGCTCCAGAACCTGATGTTTTACCTAAATCAAAGTACACATCGTTATCTATTCTTAAAGTAGTGCTACTTGTTTTGGATAGTAAGCACTCATAAATACCGCCACCGTTGCCGTCTGAGTCAACTACATTCGCTTTACTCAATTGAATCGCGTTAGGTAATGCGGTAAGTCCGAATCCCTCAATAACGCCACCTGGATAAGTTCCACTTACCAACAAAATAGAATAGTTTGTGTACGGTTCAGTTAGATTGATTGTTGTACCTACACCATTTGCTCCACCGTCGAACAATACCGTTGACTTATGTTCATTAGGAACTGTCCACTGTTGCTCAAGTCTTCCGTTTGTGATTGATCGTGTGTAAATCTTTTTAGAGTTATAAGGTGTGAAGTTAAATAGCTTGTTTGTATCATCTTTAACGAATACCGATAAATAACCCTCATAACTTTCAACGCTACCTGGTAAATCCGGCACTCTTGTTGCATAGTAATTACCAGCAGTTAAATATCCCAAATCGCCTTGCGCATTATTTAAGTTAACTTGAATTGATTGACCATTCGCCTCTGTCATCTTATGTTGTTGCCAGCTCGTTGTTCCGAATTTATCATCTACATACTGCTTAGCTTGATTTAAAGCGTTGTTAGACGTTTCTTCAACAAATTGCTTAGTTAAGTTTCCATCATTCTTTTTATAAAACGGGTACCATGTGCCGTAGATTTTGTATTTTGTGTACTCATCGTTTGAATCGTCTGGGTACCATGTTGCACGAGCAGTATTATTATCAACAACATAAACAACTAACACACCAGATTTGCTTGATGTATAAGTTGATTCATCGAACGAAGAACCGTCATCAACACCATCTTGTCCAGGCTTCTCTAACGTGCCTATATCCGTCTTTTCTGGTGCATCTGTTGCATTAGTAATATGAATAATCCTAGATGTGTTAACTGCGCTTAAAACGCTATCTATGGACTGCTCATACGATTCAATTGCTTTACCGTAATCATCTGTAAGTTTAGACTTTTGCCAATTTGTTGTTGAATTACCTTTAACAAGGTCAGCGCCATTGATTTGTTGTTCAACTTCGTTAACACGTTCAAAAATCGCTTGCTCTTTTTCAACTATTTTATCGACTTCAGCTGTAACAGCTTGTGTTGCACTAGTTTGCGTCGCAGTAATAGCTTGTATAGCTTCGTTTTGCTTGATTTCGATTTGTTGAATGCCTTTTGTCGCACTATCATTCACTTTTGCTATTAACGTTTGTGTATCAGCCATATTTTGCTTTAATTGGTTAAAGTCTTTACCGACAGCTTCGATAGTATCTTGAATAGATTTGATATAAACAAGCTTTGTTATACCATCAAACCCACTAACTAAATCATTTTCAATATTGAAGCTAAATTGACGTTCAACAACAACATTATTACTCCCGTTTTGTGTAAAGAATGCCTGAGCATGCACCTTGCCTGAATGTTTTAAAAATTCATTCGGTATCACATACTGCAAACGCCCATTAATTGCGTCTACTATCGTTAATTCGTCTGAAATATAAGCGCCTCTATCTACGTTATAATCATCGGTTTTTAACACGATAGATGTTTTAACATGTTCAGAACTTATAGATAACGGTCTGTTATTCTTAGTTACTGCAAAATTTAAAACACCAGTTCCTCTATCTGATTCATAGAAACTGATGTTTGTGTCAATAATTGGATTATATTGTGATGTTGTTTGTAACTCGATTAAGTTATCGTCTTTCGAAAAATTATCTACTACCATTATTCAACCACCTTTCCCTCGAATAAACTCCATTTACCAACGCCACCAGTACCAAAGTTTCTAACTAAAAATTGATGTGCAGACGGGAAGTTATTACGTCTTAATACTTGTGTTGTGTTACCTGGTGTATTCGATTTTACTTCTAATATCCAACCTGCAATACCTTTAAAGTCTTTAGGAAAATCAGTAAATCGGTTTGATTCTTCTGTAGTGATATAGAAGTCTAGGCCAACGATTTTTAAATCAGATAGCTTAGTAATACTTTTCGGAATATGTTCCCAAAAACCTGCACTTTGTGGGTTGAAGTTCCATGAACCGTTGTTTTTCTTGTTAAAGATGTCGATAACACGTTCAAATTTGAGCATATTTCTACCTGTGCTGTTTCTAGTTAGTACTTGTCTTAACGCACCATTATAATGACCAGGCAGTACATCAAAGAACCAACCTGCATCTCTAAACGCTTTCGGTAACGGGAAATCTAACGCATTTTGTGTGTCTTGCGTATAGATATAGTAATGACCAACTTCCGTAATATCACTTAGATATGCTGGGTTTTGCACTGGTAACGGTTTAACACGTCCGCCTGAATCAGTCATTGATACTTGAGGTGCGATGTTTTTTAAGAATTGGTTTACACCTCTTTGACCGATAGAATAAATTGAGTGATGTCTGTTGTTACCTGGTCCAATAGTTACCCCAATTAAAAGTGCTTTACGTCCTGTTTCTAGATCGTAATACATATCTAGACCCTCAGCTTCTTGGAAGTCTCCTTTAAAGTTATTATTCACACCACCAATATCGATACGTCGTTTAAATAACAATTCTTTTGTTTTTATATCGAAACCTTGTAAGTAGTTAGGGTTGGCTGTATTCGAATCACCTGTATACCAATATAAGATACCTGCATCATAAGTGATACCTTGCATAGGTTGTGTATCTGAAGTGTATTCCATAGGTATATCCATTTGATACAATACTTTGTCTATACCTTTATCAATATCGTCAGCACTTCTTACTTCAATGAAATTCAATGAATTCTTAGCTTGTCTTTCAGAAGCTTTATATTCACGTCTGAAAATCATTAAATTTTCTATAGGATTATAAATCGCTGACGTATATCTGTCGTTAAATATATTCGGCATGACATCTTGCATTTCATTACCATAAGTTATTTCTCCAGTTCTATATTGGAAACGTACAAACTTGTTGTTTTTGTTACTGTCCAATACAGCTGAATAAATCCATAATTCTCCATCAATGTATCTATACGCATTGTGTGTACCGTGACCGCCGTTTTTAACAAGCAATCTATCAATAAATTGTCCGTTGGGCTTCAATCTAGATAACATGTAATGATTACCTGGACGAGCTTGCGTCATATAAATAATTTTCGTTCTAGGGTCTACCCAAAATGATTGCATTACTGCATTTGTATATGGCGATAAATCAGTGATAAATTCCGGTTCTTGCTCTTTTGGTTCGAATCGGTATTCTGTCGCTCGATATTCTTTATAGTGTTCATCTACAGCTTTCTCAACCTTTTTAGTGAAAGCATCTAGTGTTGAATAATCATGATACAAACGATCTTGCAATGTCTTATGACCATAACCTGTATTATCAATACGCGCGTCTTTTACTTCATTGATACCGTCGCCGTTATGGCCTAGAATCATATTGCTAAAACGGCCATTTAAATACGTTAAATAATCTTCAACACTGTCATTCAAGTATTTAATTTGTTTCGCTGAGTGTGCGTATATTTCTTCTTTTTGATGGTATATAAACATTTTCTCAAGTTTGCTCATACCTTCATCTAACAAGCGATAGTTATACTCATGTTGAGCAACTATTTTCCGACCTGTCATTGAATGTAAACTTGTAATTAATCCGTAAGCCATTGGTTGCCTCCTTTAGTCGTAAAAACTGTAATAATCCTTGATTAACTCGTACATAATAACCTCGTGACCTTTTTCGTTAGGGTGTAAGCCGTCCTCCATGCTCGCTTTCCTAAAAGCTGGATTGTATGGCTTAAAGTAATCTGTGTGATATGCGTCAAACACTGGTACATCTAACTCACTACAAGCTAATATTTGAGCGTTTACATAGTCCTCAAGTGTTAACCCTAGTTTGTTTTTGTCCGTGTCTTTACGGCGTATTGTTGTACCACTCATAGGGCATTGTCTTGTAGCTGTCATCACTAGTATTTTTGAATCTGGATTATTCTTTCTAATAACTTCAATTGCAGAACAAAAGGCACCGTAAAACGTTTTTGTATCCGTTTTATCAGTGCCTATCGGTACGCCTGCCCAATAACCGTGTAACCAGTCATCATCAGTGCCTTGTAATATGATTAGGTCTCCTCTTATTTGCTCTGCTTGTCTATAAATGCTGTTTTCTACCGCTTCTTTACCTATTGGAACTGTTGCCATTGTTGCGCCACCTCTTGCAAGATTAGTCGTTTTAGCTTTCAATTTCTTGCCTAACATTTCTGTGAAATTAGTTTTTGCGTGCGACCCTCTAGCTACAGAGTCGCCAATCGTTCCAATTGATTTGATGTTTCTTATACTTGATTGACTAGTAAAGTCGTACATGATCGTACCATTAGCAGTTGTAACTGTTTTAGTATTCATCTTATCGACTTTAGCGTTTATTTTTTCATTCTGCTTAACCAATTCATTATTTATAGATAAACTTGCGTTAACTTTTGCGTTTAATGCTTTTAGTTCTTTAGATGGGTCGGATTTTGTAGATTTTACGCTTTTAACATAATTTGCAGCATCATGAACTGCTTTGTTATAACGATTACGCCTTGTAAAGTCTCCTAATACTACATCTTGCTTAGTGATATTATTGTACGCATCTCTATGTGTAGTGATTTCGACTATTCTCACTAAGTCGTTATATCCTATGGCAGAATCCACCACTCTAACAACATCACCTATTTTAGGGTTAGCTTCTGGGAAATGTTCACGTAACGCTACAAAGTCTAAGGAAATAGAAGCAGTGACACTTTTCTTTATCAATAACTCCATTGCTTTTTTTAAACTATCTTCTTTTTTAATACGTCCATCAACAAGCGGTGGCGCTTCTCTTTTACCTATCAATTGTGCTAATGGATGAGTGAATTCAATTTGTAGTCCCGCTTCTGCAAAAGTCTGTTGTCCATCAAAATCACCATAACCTTTAATAAAGGTATAACATTTAGATGCATCTTCTTGTATTTTGACGTTATCAGCATTCACACCAGCTTTAATGTAATAATTGGCAAACTTAGATAATTCATCATACAAATGAAACGTTTTAGTCTTTGCATCGTATTCATATTCGAGATGATAACGCTCAAGTCCTTTTTTTAAGATTTCTAATCGTGTATCTCCTTTGCCTAATCCCTCGAATTTAGATGCATCTACTTTTGGATGTAATACATACTTATAACCCGTTCCTTTAAAGACAGTATTGAAGAACTCAACGCCTGTAAAACTTTCGTTATACTCTTGGTAAATCCTAGAATTGTTAAGGTCATCAAGTTCTTTTTGCCTAGCTTTGATATCAAGCCTTATTTTTTCGCCAATAGTAGACTTATCAAGTATGACAATTACATATTCGTTGAAATCATCTTCACCTTCAACATGAGTGATCGTCCACATTTTAGTTATAGCACCTATTGCGTCAAACGTACTCGCGTTCTCGATAATAGTTAGATCCAAAGAACTATCTTCATTTAGCTTTTTACTTACCTTTGTACTAACATTAATAGCGTGCCCTACACCCTGTAGACTTTTTAATAAAATTGGCATAGGCTACTCCTTATCTAAAATATAATTTGTGTCTAAATGTAATTTGTTTCATTACTTTATTAGACTTGAATCGATTCCAGCCTGGATATAAAACCGGTTGTTCTAAAGTTTTATTAAAAGAATCTATATTTAAATAACCTCTATAGGTATGTTTACCGTCGAAGATTATTTTATCTCCGGCTTTTAAATCAACTTCCTTAATAACTGAGATATTTCCTTTATCTGTATAGAAAGTGAATCCATCCTTATCATTAGCTTTAACATCTTCAGCTAACTCTATTTCAACAACATTAAACTGATTAAACTGTGTTAAAGGAACATCACCGTTATAATAAACTTCTCCTGAGTTAGTGTTGTAAAATGTCATTTGACGCCTCTTATCACCTTCGTTTGTAGGCAATCTATCAGGTACCGACCATTTTTCAGGGTCGTTATTACTTTCAAGATCAGTACTATAACCGACACTTTCAAAGTATGGTAGTTCGGTTGTTTCAAACGACAAAGAAAATTCCCCTGATGTTTGTGTTGTGTCAAAAGAAACTTCACTTACTAGTCCTACAAAAAGTTGTCGTCCATCAACATAATCAAGCTCAAATGCTTGTTTGTCTTTTGGTATATCTAATATATGCTCATACTTAATTGAATTGTCTGGTGTAGCTAATTCCCTTAAATAAAAACGTCCAGCAAATAGTGCTTGGACGTCTGACTTTAAATGTGAAGCATAAGCAATTTTAGGTACTTTATACCTTATCTTAAGCTCTACTTTTTTAAGTTCTTCTTTAGCGTAATTATGAAATCTACCATCAATACCCTCTATATCAGAATAGTTACGATGATATCCTGCGCCTGTAACGTTATATTCAACTACTTCCAAGTGATTATAAGTGAAAGGATTGTCACTGACGCGATACTGTGAACCATTCCTTATTACTTCTATATCGTGCGCTATCAACTAACAAACCTCCCTTATAATAAGTTGAAACTTCCGTCTATAGCGTTCATGTCATCAATGCGTGATTTAATTAAATCAAGGTCGCCCTCATTTCTAATCGTTACATTCACAATAGGTCTATTATTTTCTTTTAAGCTATGTTGAACATCGCTAGTCATGTGTCTGTCTATAGAAGTACTTACAGGATTTACTATACTATCTGTCAAAGTAGAGGATAGCTCTTTATTAAAGGCACTGCCAAAGTCTGTAGCAATTACTTTTGCTTGTGATACCGCTAAACCTTTACCTAAGCTACTACCTCCACCGTGTCCACTTACGAATGAAGTTACAGAGTCCCAAGCTGATGAAATCGCATCGCCTACCGCGCTGACTACTTTGTGCGCAGCATTGGCTACACCCTCAGCTACTTTGCCGATTAATTCCGCTCCGGCATTTAAGAAATCACTGAAGAAACTTTTAATCTTACCAAGTGCATCACTCATACCGTCACCTACATTTGAGACAACTCTTTTAAACCCATCAGCTACTTTACTCGCGAAACTTGTAACTGTATTCCAAATGTTAGAAACCCATTCAGAACCTTTTGTGATAATAAAGTTTAATGCTTGTCCCATTTTTTCAGCCACACTCCAAGCAACACGACTGAACCAACTTGTAACAGTGTTCCAAATACTGCTAACAAAATTAGTGATTGTACTCCATATCTGTGACCAACTTGTACCAAACATTGAAAGCGTTCGATTCATTACGCCAGTTAAAAAGCCGATAATTGACTCCCAAACTGATTGCATGTATTGCCAAATCGTATCAAGTACATTGGTAACCGTAGTTTTAATAGTCTCCCAAACACCTGAGAAGTCGCCAGTAAGCAACTGAATTAAAGCAGTGAATAAACCTACTATGATTTGGACAGCTACGGATATCACTGTTCCTATGGCTTGGAACGCAATTGTAATTAACGTCCACAAACCTTGTATGATATTCATAACATTTGTAATAATGCCTATTACCAAAACACCTAAAACTTGCATGAATACTTGTCCTAATACTTGTAATATAGGCATGATTGGCTGTAATGTTGATTGAATTTTGCCCCACAATTCAGTTAACCAGCCGACTACACCTTGAATCGCACCAGAAACTGCCGTTTTAACACCGTTCCACGCTTCAGTAATAGTATTTCTAAAGTTCTCGTTTGTTTTCCATAAATAAACGAGGACACCAATGAATGCACCAATTACTGCAACAACTGCTAAAATAGGTGCTGAAATCGAACCGAATGCACCTATTAATGCTTCCGTAGCTCCAGTAACTAAACTTGATGTTCTAACGAAGTCTAAAATCTTTTCAGTGACGCTGAATAAGCTCAAACCAAACACATTTGTAAGTACACTACTTATAGCAACAATCGGAGCCATTAAAGCCCAAAATACACCGCCTAAAATACCCATAACGCCAGCAACTTGTGCTATAGCTGGGTGTGTTTCGAATAGTTTAGCGATAAATCCAGCTAGATTAGTGATAAAGTCTAACAATTTACTAGCTATAGGAGCCATTGCAGTACCAAAAGCAACTAATGCTTTTACGATATTACCGATTAACTGCATAATAGTAGGACCATTCTCTTGAACATAACTGATAAAGTCTTTAAACCCTTGTGATTGTCCTACTTGTTCTGACCATGCTCTAAATTGAGAAGTTAATTTAACCAACCAATCAAAAATGTTGGAACTGTTTTGTGCAAAAGCAATCATTAAATTACCAATACCAGCGAACACATTACCAAATATCTGACCAATCTTAGGTAAGTTAGTGGTAGTGTAGTCAATAAACGCTTTAATAGCATTCTGACCAGATACACTATTAGCCCAATTTTGGAAAGCTATAGACATGTTCTGTAGTCCTTGAGACACAAATTTGAACAACGGCATTAATTGAGTGAAAATGTTAACTAATCCGTCGCCAAATCGTCCTGCAGCGTTCAATAAATCTCCGAAGATTGCGCCACCTATGCTATTCAACGCTTCAAATGCTTTCTTAGCTGTTTCAGAATGTTTAACCCAATCCTCAAACTTGCGTGCGTTTGCTTCAACCAGCATAGATACTTCGGATAAGAATGGTTTTAATTGAGACATCGCACTTGTAACGCCTCTGATACCTGCTGACATCGCATTAAAGATACTTGCTTGATTCTCTTTAACAATATCACGCCATGTAGTTTTTAACTGATCGCTCGCATCTCTAAAGTTTTGAACTTCTTTTGTTACTGCCAATGTTCCATCTTCAACCATTTTAAGAGCGCTAATAGCCATTGCACCAAAGCCAACAACTCCAAGACCTGCGACAGAGAATGCGCCAACTAAACCTAAAACGCCACCACCTAATACACCAACCGCATTAAGTACTGCCATTATTGCAGGTACTAATCCGGCAATCACTGGTATCAATGCTTGTATACTAGCAATCATTAAGCCTTTAACTTGTTGTGCAAAAATTGTACCAAATGTACGAATTTTAGTAGCTAGCGCGTCCATTTTCTCACTATAATCAGTTAAGGACTGATTCAGTGCCTTAGTTAAAATTTGGGTTTTTGTCATACCTCTCGTATCGAAATTAACTTTTATTGTTTTGTTGTGTAACGTGGCCAACATCGTTTTTGCACTAGCAATTGCACGTTTTAACGGTGAATTATTACCATCTATTTTAACGTTATGTTCACGCCATTTTTGCGCCATAGCTTTAGCGCGTTGTAAAGCTCTTTGGAATCTTGAAATATCTGCTTTTACATCTGTTTCAATTTCGTTTGGTACAGACGTCTTTGCTAATCGTTGAGCTTTCCTTACGTTGCTTTGGAAATCTCTAATATTGGCCATAATCTTTGCCATAAAATGAGTATCCAAAGGCTAACCTCCTTTCGATTCAAGGAATTTTCTTGTGCCTTCTTTGAAGAGTTCACGTCTTCTTTTTTCTTCTTCTAATCTAGCTTTTTGTACACGAGCATAGCTACCAGGTTCTCTTATTTCGTAACGTTGTTTCTCAATGTCACGAATCATACTAGTTAGCCTCTTAGAAGCTTGTACTAAGCCGTTAGCTTGCGCTTGTTCAATTAATAATTGTCTTTGATCTAGGTACCTATCCTGACCACCAATAAGCCAATCACGCCATTCAGCAGGTGTTAGTGCTAACAATTCATGTTCAGGGATATATCCTAAATATCTAGCTGTCAGTTGCCTTATTTTTGAGTAATCGTGTAAGGTTCTGCGCCCATGATTTCCTTGTAATTCTCTTTCATCATTTCTATGCCTGCTTTCGTCATTTCTTTGTCCTCGCTTTTGGCCATATTCGGTGCTTTGTTCAATGTCATCCAGTACGAGCGACTCTCCCTCTTGAAAAAACCACTATTGTTAAGTTTGTCCAAAGCCCCTTGTAATAACGGCAAAGTATCCTCGTTTTCAGTGATGAAATCATCAATCGCTTTTTCTAATTGTTCTCGAGTTGGTGGGTTTTTTAAATAAGCAGTAGCACATTCCCAAAATTGTAAAATCGCTTTGTTTCTAGATTCTAGCAAACCGTTAAAGATAACATTGAATCCTGGCATTGCTCCTTTTCTCCCATCTTCGCTATCTTCTGAGAATTTTTCAGCTTTTCGGTCAAATGCAAATGTTACTTTTGCTTCTACTTCGTAATCTTTTTCTCCGTCATTAATTTTTAATGTTGTAATTGGATTAAATTCAGTCAAAATATATACCTCTTTTCAATTTTTTTATAAAAAAATAGGGAGCTTACGCCCCCTTGATCTATTAGTTTACATAGAATGGTCTTCCGTGTGTGAATCAGATACAACACTAGCTTTCTTTTGATTCTCGAATGTTCCGACTTTTTCGCCGAATTTTTCGTATTCAACTGTAGGCGCACCTGCAGCTTCAAACCATTCTTTTGGCAAGTTATCTTCAGCGCCTTCTGCTGTATTCCATTTAACTTTTAATGACAGTTCGATTTTGTCACTTTCATCATCAAACGACATTTCAAATGATTCTGGAACAACATAACCAAACATTCCGTGATGTTTACCGTCTGCACGTTTATTACGCTCATAAAGCCATATACGCAACTGTCCACCTGTTTGTACAGCATGTTTCACTGCTTCAATTCCTTTGTCTCCAGGCACATTACCAATCGTTAATTTAAATGATTCTGACATTGCATTGGAAGAATAGTCCGTTTTACCGCCTCGTACTATTTCAGCTAAATCATTTTCAATCGTATGTCCACCTTCTTGTAAGTCAGCTAATAATAAAGCATCAACTAAATCTAAATCAGTTTCAGCTGGACGTACAACCGCTAAATAGTTTTTTTGCGCCATTTAATACACTCCTTCGTTTTTCTTTTTATGTCTGTACTTAAATAAAAGCCGTATCGTGCCATGCTTAGTAAACCTGTCAATATCAGGGAATACTGCTTGACTATCGATACGACTAAATTGAAATTCATAATTTTCTATCTCTATAGGCCTGTTAAGCACATAGCCAATTGCGCTTAAAATGAGCTTAGCCTCGTATTGTGTAGCGAACTGTGAATACACATGTATGACAATACCGACCGTTTCTCTCATTGTTGCGCTAGATTCGTTGTTAGTGACGTTTGATTCACCCACAACAATATATGGGTAAACAGCATCATCTTGAACAACGTCAAAAACCCTATCATCAACTAGTCTGTTAATGTTAGGGTCTGAGATTAATCTTTTATATATTTGATTTGTAAGTTCAGGTTCAACTGATACCCACATATTTAACCACCTCTATGAAAAATACTGCTCGAATGTCTTGCGTCCTGCGTCAATTGCAGGATTCCAAAACGGCTGTGGCTCTTGACCATATGTTGTGTACCATTCGCCGTCATCACCTTCAAAACTCCACGGAATCTTTGTAGCACGACTACCACCAGGACCAGTAGCATATATACCAGTACCGTATTCAACGTATATTGCATAATCTGCGCCGACACTTATAACACTGGATAACCCACCGTCGAAATATTTAAAGTCAATACTTTCTTTTAAAAAACCTAAGTCAACAGGAGCTAATGCTACAGCTGTGTTATATATCTTCATCGTCGTTTTAGCAATACCTTTTTTAACCCACTCTTCTATTTTCTTATCGAACTTATCTAATTCAACAACCATACTGTCAGCGCCATACTTAACCTTTGCCATATGGCACCTGCTTAAGTCGTAGTAACTTAATTTCATGTTGTCCGCCCTGATCTACAGAATCGCCTACAATACTAAAGATTCTACCCTCATACTCAAATAGATTGTTTTTAGATATTGGCAAGTCATAAGGTACGTATAGGTTTCTGTCGTATTCAAGGGACATTTGATGAAATTTTAGTTGTTCAGATGTAGTAGGCGTATCCATAAATCCATCAATTGTTTTATCGCTTACAAAGCGCTCTTTTATAATTGGATACTCTCCTACTTTTTTGATACTTCCAATAGAAATAGTGTGAGGGAATTCGTCGTACGGGTTAAACACAAACAACACCTCTATCTTATTGGTTTAAACGGATGAAACTTTGCTCGTTTATACCTGTTTAATACTCCACTAATGTAATCAGGGACACCATCGTTATAAGTGTACGATACTGTCCCCATGCTTCTAGATTTTAAGTTTCTTTTAACCTCAGGACGCTGATAATACTCAAGTACATCTGCAACATACTTTTTGATTGAGTAAGGATAAATAACTTGACCATCTTTCACGAAATCATTGTTTGTTATATCCCTAACATCTTCTAGTATTCCGTCAACTTCCATCTTAAATATTTCTTCTTCATCACTTTTAACTTCCACTCCATTTTTCTTGAGTAAAAGTTTAACATCTTCATAAAGAGTCATTTTTATCACTCACTCTTATCCGATGCAGTACGGCGTGATTTAACCTCTTTGTAACCTACAAGACTGTAATAAGAGTCAAACGCCTTCTTTGTAACAGTAATGGTCATATTGTCTTTTTTTACCTTAATCTCTTCTGCAGGATTAGCCATCATATCTCCTCCTATTCAGTTGGTTTAAGCGTTGCGAACGCTTCTGGTTTAACGTTCATGTATGCAATATGCATCGTCGCACGTAAAGCGAACATATCACGTTCAAATAATGATACTGGTTGGCCAGAAGCATCTGATGCTTGTAACGTCGTTAACGTGGCATCTTCAGAAATTGCATACTCAATACCTTGTAAGATACCGTAACGTGCGTAATCCCAATCACCCATTAGTGCTAACGATTTCTTTTTGTCGTATACATCCGCTCCAGTATAAGATAGTGGTAATCCCATAATCTCGTTCCCGTTAGCATCAAATAATGGTCTGTCATTAGCATCTAAAGCATTACGCATTTTACTTCTGAATGAACGTGTAGTTAATACTCCGTTTGGATCTAACTCTTCATCTTCAATAGTAGCCATTAATGCCGAAAGGTCTACGTATAAATTATTAGTATCTGTAACAACGTTACCTTTCTCTTCTGCGCCTTCAACAAGCGGTTTACCACTAGTTGAAGTGTTGTAAGGTGATTTAGTACCAAAGATAACAGCTTGGTCAAACGCTTTGTAAAATGCCTCTGCAATTAGAGGTTTAACCTCATTAAAGAAATCTTTTGCAGTCCATTTAAGAAACTCTTTTGATAACGGAATAATTACACCAATTTTCTTAGCTTCCATTTCTGCTTGTGCATATTCAGGCTTAGAAGTTTGAATACGTTCCGTTTCTGATACCCAGTAGGCGCCTACACCTTTTGCTAAGTAAGTAAATTTTTTCTTTTGTGCTGTCATTGGCTCATTTTTAGCTAATTTCATAATTGCTGAATTAGCCATAATGTCTTTCATGATTAAAGTACCTTGTTCTGCTGGAATAACGCCGTTTTTAAAATCCGATAAAATAACATTGCCTGGCGTGTATGTTGGAGTTGCCATATTTTATTACCTCACTTTATTTTCTAATATTGATTTCTTTCGCCATTTCTTCAATGGACTTTACATTTGAAGGGTCTAAATCTTGATTTCGTGATTCTTTAACATCTCTTCCACTCGATTTAAATTTAGACTCAACACCTTTTTGAACATACTTGTCAAAGGTTTCTTTTAAAGCTTTTAAGTTTTGCTCAGTATCTTCATCAGAATCGCCTAAAAATCTATCAACTAAGGATGTTGGTAAATTTAGTTCCTGCGCTTTACCTAGCGCGTTACTTCTTAACTTCTCACGTTTTGCCTCTGCGTCGCGTTTTTCTAACTCTTGTTCAAGAGCACTAATACGTTTTTGTTCTTCTGATTGCTCAGGATTACGCTTCCGTACTTCTTGTTCGATTAGATCCTCAAGATTTTTCTCTTTCCATGATTCTAATCCTTTCGAATGATAACGATCTAATTCAGGTTGAATGAATCGTTTACCTTCTTCTGTATCTAAAAAGCCTTTAACGTCATCAACAGACACCGTCTTAAGTCCGTTTAGATAATCTTTTACTTCTTTATCGTCTTTGTGTTCTTCAAAAAAAGACTTAACTTCTTCGATATTCATATATCAGAACTCCTTTTTGCCCTTCGCGTACCCTAACAGTCCGAAAAGTGCATAATAAAAAGCAGTTTAACGACATGCTAAGGTCGATAGGTGTATTATTTCTTTTTCCTCTTGTGCTTTTCCCACTCACGATAATTCATGAATGGTATAACTTCGTTTTCACCATCATCATTACGCACTCTCATCACAGTTGGTAATTCATCTTCATCAATGTAATAGAGTAATTTACAACGACAATTAATATTCTCTTTCGCACTGTTTACACCGATAAATAGCTTGGGTGCCTGTCCAACACATCCACTTGATTGAAAGTTTTGGTCTATTTCCACTGATTCCCCATCTAAATGACGATGAGTATCACGTGTTCGTGTATCTTTAGTAGCATTCCAACGTTTCTTCATCTTCAAACCGTTATCTTTAGCAACCATTGCGCTATCAAGTCCAGCTTGTGACATTGCTCTGCCTGCTTCTGTACGAGCCACACGCAATGATTGAGCTTTAGACATGCCGACATCATCACGTATTGCTTTAGCTATCTTAGAGTAACCCTCTCCACTCATAATACCTTGTGTAATGTGCATACGTATCTTTTTCAATACTTCATCACGATGTTTTTGTAGTGTTGGCATTAAACGAATGAACTCAATAGGTTGTTCAATAGCTGATTTGATTACCTCTTTACTCGGAACATCAAACTGCATAGATGTTTGACTCGCCATTTCATATAAATAAAGGCTCATAAGGAATTTTTCTATATAAGCATCTTCTTGTGACTTCTGAATCATCTTAGCTACTTGCCTATAGTCATCAGTCAACATTGTACCTATACGAGTTAACTCCTTATTGAGCCTGTTGTATTTATTGAATTCAGTCCATGTAACATACACATCATCATTTTGATATTTCTCAAACATATCTGCGATGATTTGTTTTATCTCTTTAAGTCGATTAGCAAATAGTTGTTCTATTGGTTTTTCTGCTTTAGAGATTAAACCCTCGATATACTCATCAATATCATTCTGATTGGTTATTTTGGGATTTGTCATTTGCGTCACCTTCATCTATGTCAGGTAATTTGTCATTAAATTCAAGGCTTTCTTTTTCCATTTCGTCTAATTCGTAATCAACATCATCAACTAGTTGTGATTGTCCTAACCTTGTTCGTTCTGAAACTTGTCCCTTCAGGTTAATTAGCACTTGTGATTCTTCTAACTTATTAACTGGAATGTTACGAGTGAACTTAAATATCAGGTTTAAATAACTATCATCATCCAAGTTGTACCCTTTACGCTTTAATGCAGATAAAATAACTTTGAATTGATACCTCAACATAGCTGTCATCTTACGCTCAAACGTCATACACTTGTTCTCTAAAGCCATAAGTTTAAGTTTCATTCCAATGATAGGTACATTTCCGTTAAACTCGTCAGAATTAAAGTTTACTGACTTTGCAAAACGCATGATATTCTTTTCGATTCGATCTAAATGGTTCTCAATCATTGTGTCATTTACATCTTTTGTTAAGTATTTAACGTCCATATCTTTGTCGAACAACTCAAATGCGCCACTCTTTTGTGTTTCTTGAATCATTTCTTCACTCATACCCATACCGCGTAACACAAGGTATGCTAAACGTGTCTGACTAATCTCACTTGATGCATCGCTCATTGTTAAATCATATGCGTCAATTAAGTGAATAACCTTTTCAGCATCTCCTATCATCTCTTTGTTGTTAGGTACACCAAACAATGGAATGTAATCAAATAAATGTTCATATCGTCCAACTTCTTGCAAAGCGTCAATACCTTCTCCTCGAAATACATAATAATAAGTATTATCGTAAAACTCTGCGTACACATAATCAGTGCCATTATCATCATCTTTTTCATAAAAGTAGCGCAATGAGTATGTAGGTTCTAAAATATTGTCGCCAACAAAAATAACATTATAGGGATCTATATTCTTAATCCTAATATCACCATTCGTATCAATATATGCTAACCTAGCACCATATCCGCAAATTGCTGCCATTTTACCTATTTCAGAATCCTCATCATCAACACTATTTCTAATGGCAAAGTTGGTTATAAACTTTTTCAACTTTTCGTTTTTTTTTGCGTTTTCATCTAAATCATAAGTAACAGGAACACCATGTAAATAACCAACACGTGTATCAACAATTTCGCTGTCAAAAGAGTTGTTAAATTTGTTATTAACAGACACGTCTAATCGCCTTACATTTCCACCAGTTTCAAAATCTTCTTTTTCTTCAATTGGTCGACGTTTGAATATTGGTACATAGTCAATATGTGTCTTGTATCTATTATAGAGATTAACCATTCTCTCTCTATCGTCTTTATGTGACTCTATTAGAGCCTCAATATGCTTAGGCAATATTCCTTGTGCTTCAATATCATCTATTAACTTATACAATGTCATTTCCCCCTCCTTAATCGTTCAGGTTTAGTATGTGTGTATATGGCATATCTTAACGAGTCCAACACGTCATCAAATTCTTTTATAGGCTCTCCGTTTGTAGGGTGCCAAACATATTTAAATACCTCTTGCTTAAACCTATCCATATTATCATAAAGAACAAGTAACTTGTTTTGTTTGAACAACTTAGCAACTTCCTCTACACCCGATAGTTTACTTTTATCAGCGTTAATTGCACGTAATCTATGTCTTCTAAATTCAGTGATGTATTCAGATCGTGCAGTATCGCAGTAAAAATTAATATTGCCATATCTACTTACAATATCTTTTGCAATAACCACCCAATCATCAATAAACTTAAATTGGTGTGCGTGCTCCTCAATAAAATAAAAGTTACCATCTATACCTCGTCCTATTAACACAATAGATCCATAGTGCTCGTAACCCCAGTCGACACCAGCAAAGTATTCTTTGATAGGTATGTCGTCCAGTTCATCTGCTTTAATCGTATTCTCATTCAAATCAAAGTCGGCATATACTACACCGTCACCAGACACCCACATACCGTTGATATTACGTTCATAGAACATACCTGATGGTGTTGAAGCCTTAATAGACTCTTTATATCTATCATTAAGAAAGTTATTGTCATCGAGCTTAAATTGGTGACTCAGTATACCTGCTTTAGGATCTGTATTTTCAATATAATCTTTCAACAACCAATGCTCGGGATGGTCAGGGTTGGTATCTACCAATATTCTTGCACCAGTTCCACTACAACGTGACTTAATCTCGTCAAACACCTCTTCATGCGCTAACGACGCTTCATTGATATATGCACCAAACGATGTCATACCACGTATAGCTCCTATACCACTTACTTTACTGTGACCTGTCTGAACCACTTGAACGCCAAATAACATGAATGAATTATATTTATCAAAATTAAACTCAATGCCATATTTGTTAGTTAACTCTATTAGTACGTTTTTTTGAATCGTACCTAATGTTGCACCAGCAAGTATATATTGAGGTGTCTCAATTCCTTCTTCGTCTGCTATCTTTCGCACACGCATTAACTCACGTAAAAATAAGTCATTGTTTAATATTGTTTTACCTGTACGCTTTGCTCCGTGATTAATTAACATAAACCAATCTCGTTTTTGCGTTTGCTTCAATATTTCAATTTGTTTGTCCGTATATAAAGATTTAAGTTTATTCATTGACGATCACTTCCGTTATTGCGTCGTGAAGTTGTTTGATTTTATCTTCTGTTCCACTGTCACCTTTATCTATTTGTTCAATCTTCTTCTCAAGCATCTTAATTTCAGTTTCTATTTTCTTGTTAGCTAAAACTTCGTTACCTAACGTCATTCTATTCATACCATCTAAACTAGCGAGGAATGCATCAGCTGTCGCTTTCTTCACTCCCTCTATTTCAATGTCATTCTTAGCTACATTCTTTAGCCACTCATATTCTTCAAAAGCCTTTTGGCGTGTCCATTTTGATTGTTCAGCTGCTTCTTGACGCAATTCTTCATACCTATCTAAAATCGCACTATTCTTACTCAACTCAAAAGCTCGGCTATCTATATAATTATCACTTTTACCTTTAGTCGAATACCCTGCGTCAATATATGCTTTCCGTTGGCTCTTGCCCTCGATGAGTCCTAATACAAACTTTTCTTGCTTCGGTGTTAATTTAATCAATTGTTTTCACTGTATCACACGCCTTTACGTTAATTACTCTAGTTATTTTAAATATAAAAAATGCCCCTACATCTTGTGCAGGAGCTACGTTCAATAAATGTGAAAGGAGGAAAATAGTTATGACTCAAATTGCAAGAATTAAACTACCCACCATATAGGCAGGCAGTAAGTGATTAATAGCGTAACATATCAACTTTACATGTTTGTCACTTCTTAATCACATCGATGAGAACATCTGTTGTGGCTATTACCCCACGTCTTAAGATAATTCTTACAAATCAATTATATAAAATTAATTCACAGTTTAAAAATAGTGTCATTTTCGTCATTTCTGTCATTTTTGTCATTTTCGTCACTGTAGTAGATAAATTTTTTCTGCTAACTCATCACGGCGCGCTAAGAAGTTGTTTCTGTTCAATTTAGAGTTAGGCATCTTCTTGATAATTGCATCTCTGTTATAACCTTTCTTTAACAACTCTAAGAAACAAAAGTCAACGTGTCCTAATCTCTGTTGCGATTGATTTATAAACTCAACTTCTTTTAACATCTGCGCATACCTTTTATTTGCTCTTTCAAGCCTCACAACAACATCTTCAACTTTGCTTGAGTTTTCCCTTTGTGGTTTCGGTAACGTCGCTTGTATACCGTACTGAGCTATTGAGTTGCTATCATATTCCGGTATTACATCGGCTAACACATTACACTTCATTTTATGTGTGCCTATCATATTAACGATTGACTCTTTGCTATACATCTACTCTGACACCTCCGCCCTCATCAAATCAGACTGATCACTCAACTTTGCGTAATCACTCGGCGCCTCTACATCATCATTAGCCGTCATCATAATATATACTTGCTCAGTTACATACTTACCTAACTCATACATCGCTAGTAAGAATAATAGTCTCAAAATTTCTTTAACCACCACTAAACACCCCATGTTAATTTATCGATAATTTGTATAGCTTGTTTTAATGCGTCTCTTTTTTCTTCGATATCTCTATTATCGCCATCTTCATCAGCTGACATTAACTCACTGTCATATTCATATAATAGTTCTGATATTTCATTACTAGCTACTACTAATAAGTTTTCATCTACATCAATCGTTACCGTTTTCTTTGGCATCTCCATCTCTCCTTATCTTAACTTGTTTCTCGTACTTCTTTTTCGCTTCTTCTTTACTCTCTGCCTCAACAACTGTAAACCTTTGATTGCTCTTAGCTTTAATTATGTGTGTATGCTTGCGTCCTGTTGAATCTTTGAATGTTGTGACTAAGTATTGTGTCACTTCTCATCACTCCTGTTTATTTGATTTCAAAATCAACTTCTATTGGAATAACAACGATTTTATAACCTTCATACGATCTTTTGAGTTCATCAAATATTTGGCGCAAACCAATAACATTCATATTTTTACCCTGTAAAATAAATATCTCCTTATTCCAACCACGATATATAACTTTAGTGCGTTCTCTCACTTCCCCAAAACCTCCTTGACTCGATCTAATATGTCTTTACACTCCGCTACTTCCGAAGCCTTTTTGCTCCACGTTCTGAAACACTCTCGAATTCCTCCACTTGCTTTAGTTCAGGTGTCCATATAGGCACAATAACCAATTGAGCTAGTTTGTCGCCTTTGTTTATGACATAACTACCATTCATACATAAAAATTTATCTGTTACAGGTAGTCGGGCATACTTTCCATCTATCTCAGCAGGACTCCGACCAAGGTTACTCATATCCTCACTCTCTAACGTTTCATTATCATTCTTGATATTAATCCCTAAATTACCATGATATCCCGCGTCTATTTTGCCTGTTTCAATCACTAAATGCGTTTTACTGCTTACACCACTACGGCTAGTTAATAGCCCGACATAGCCCTCTGGAATGCTTACAGCTACATCTGTTTTAATCACTGCCTTTTCTTGTGGCTCAAGTAGGACAGTTTCAGCTGAGAATATGTCATAACCTGCATCCGTCTTATGATTTCGTTCGGGCATTCTAGCATTTTCTGATAATAGTTTTACTTGTAATGTGTTATTCATTTTCCTGCTCCTCCTCATATTTATAGACAACTTGACCTGCCATAATCCCTACTGCTTCATCAAGTTCAATACCTTCTTTAACTGAATGTTGAATAGCATTTGTCATTCCCTCAAGTATTTCATCAAACGCTTGTGCTCTCTTATACACGTCCTCAATCTCTTTTAACAATCCCTCTGTGTCATTGCCGTTATACGCACTAGCACTTATAACTGATTGTTCGATTTGTTCGCGGTTATCCATTTGTGTCATCCTCCATAAAAATTTTATTGTTTAATTCCATTCCGAATTTAACTCTTTCATCATCGTTACCGAATTCGTTTATTAAATCTTTTTCAACGCTCTTGCAATACCTATCCCATGCGCTTGCTTTCTTCTCCAGTTCTTTGTTACAATCTCGTAACTTCGCTATATCCCCAATAAGCTCATCTCGTTGCTTCTTGTACTCTTCACGATCTTTTAATGCTTTGTGAAGTTTATCTAATAACTTGTTAGAGTTAGTACAAAGATTTTTATATTGTTCATCTGATAAGGTGAACGTCATCTCATAACCTCCAATAGCATCTCATTTTCAAAAATATTTCCAACAATTTCAATAATATCGTCATTTTCACTTAGTAATTCAGTTACATTGCTAAAAGTTATATAAAAGGCTCCTTCTTTAAACTCGATAAAACTTACTTCTCTCGAATAACAATCTTGAACAATATCCCCTTCATAAATCTCCACACCGTGCACATCTTTAAATCCTGTGTATTGTAATAGTTTTACTTCATTGAAACTTTTATAACCTGTTGAAATCAAAATGTACCCACTATTAAAATCGATTTCGTCAATAATACTCATAACTTTTTTATCTTTATCCCAAGCTTTAAATTTCAACATCATACTAGCAACTCCCCATCTTTCCAGATTAACGTCATAGTTAGGTCGTCGTTTAAGATATAGTATGCTTTAGTAGGAAAAAAATTGTCGTCTTCAAAACGTTCGTTCAAACTGATACCTTTGTGTAATAAGGATTTATAGACTCCTTCTTGAATCTCATATACCTCTAACAACCTATCAAACTTAGTCTCTTCCGTTACTTCTTTTTCAATATCAACTATGAAGGGGATATCAATTGGAATAAAACTTGACGTCGAACACTTATTTGTATTTGGATGAAAACGAACGAATCCATCACTAAATCCTGTTGAAAAAAATATTTTTCCTTGTGATAGATCCGGATTTTCTCGCGCCCACTTAATTAATTCATCTAGTCTCATTTCTTTTTTTACTTTGATTTTCATTTTTACATCTCCTTAAAATAAAGTTAGTTGCTTCTGTTCCTCATATTCCAAACCATGTTGCTTTATATATATTTCGAGCTCTTCCGCTGTATCAAATGTCTTTTTCACGCCTTGCCAACCTGGTACGATATGCCCATGAAAGTAATAAGTGCCGTTTACTACATGGATATGAGCCACTCGCTCGTTATCCTGATACAGATATCTCTTAGAGCCGAAAAAATGTTTTAAGTATTCTTTACGTCCGCTATCTGTCATGGTCATCACTCCCACAAGTCAAATACTCTATCGACGTAAAACTTCGCCTTTGCTAAATCCTCATGACCATTCTTTAACGGTGCTCTAGACAAGTATTTAATTGCATTACCTATTGCGAATGCTAATTGTGGTGGGTACTGTGCCGTAACCTGTTCGATAAAATCTATAATTTCAATGTCGCCGTATGTGTAGTGCGCTGGTTGCTTAACATTGTCTTGCGCTTCGTCCATATCTACTTTTCTGTTACTGATTACGCTCATTATGCTTCACTCCATTTCTTGAACATTTGGTTATAAGTGACATCGAACCAGTACGGATCACGTGAATGTTTTTGTGGCGTTCCATCATAAAGCCATGGTCTTAATCTTCTCTTTCTTTCCTGTTCATATTCCGCTCTCACATTTTGTTGGTATCGGTTCAAAATCGCTTTTTTTTCTGATTTTTTCTCTCCCTTTTTCTTCATCTTTTATTTGACTCTTCATATATTCAACTTCTTCTTTAGATTTTGAGTCCTTTCTTCCACACAATAATTCATCGCCGCGCATTTTATGTTTGTATCTATATCTAAGAAGTTCTGGAGATATATGATATTTTTCTGAAACTTCTCTCAATGTCATTAGTTTTCCTTTAATACGCACTCTTATAACTTTTCTTCTAGCCATCATTCCACCTCTAAATCTAAAACCTTGATATTTATAACGTTATATTTTAATAGTTCACCTGGATTATTAAATAAATAGTCCGCCAAATTTTCTTTTTCTTTATCAATCTGATTGTAATTAACACTTTCGACTTCTGTAGGAATTCTAATGTCAACAGAAGCATTGATATAAGCTTGATGTTGCATGCAATCACACTCCTAATCCTTCATATAAAACGGAGAAGTAAACCCGTCACTATTCAAATTCAATCCTTTTGCCCAATCAACAGGCTTATTCATGATAGTTTCGATTTCCTTAAGTCCATTTGAACCTCTAGGTATTTCTACAATTACTTCATCATGGACATGGCCAACTATTTTAAAACCTAATGCTTCAAGCCTTGCTATAGAAATCGCAAGTAAATCCCTTGCAGTTGCTTGAACAATATTCTCGACTAACTTCCCACCATACGTTTTTAACTTTGACCATTTACGGTTAAGATCTAACCCCATAAATTCAACAACTTGACTACCCCAACTATTTTCACCAACTAAAGCTTTTGGATAAGCTAAAGCTCTTCCACTAGGCAGTTCAATCATTAGAAAACCTTTTTTCATATAAAATCTAAGTCCATGTGTATGATGCGTCTTTCGGGATTTTACAGTATTAATTGCAGCCTCTTGGCAAGCCTTCCAAAAATTAACTATGTTAGGATTTGCGTTACGCCAACTATCAACTAAACCTTGTAACTCGTTTTCTTCAATGCCCATTTCCAATGCACCCATTGCTTTTAAAGCTCCAGCGCCACCTTGATAGCCTAAAGCTAATTCGGACACTTTTCCTTTTTGTCTGAGAGGATCGCCTTTAGTTATGCTTTCTACCGGTACATTAAACATTTGAGAAGCCGATGCTTCATATATCTTTCCGTGTGTGTTGAATACATCTAAACGCCATTGTTCTTTTGCATACCATGCTATGACTCTTGCCTCTATTGCAGAAAAATCACTTACTGCTAGTTCATTACCTTCTTCAGCAGTAAATGTCGTCCTAACTAATTGACTTAATAAGTCTTGAGGATGAACATTGAGTAATAAATCTAAATCATCAAAACGTTGTTCTTTAATAAGATCTCTTGCTATTTCTAATTCAGTATCTGAAATATAATGCTTTGTTAAATTCTGAAGTTGTACACCTCTACCTGCCCATCTTCCAGTACCGGCACCGTAAAATTGAAACAGACCTCTTACCCGTTCATCACTGCACATCATGTCATGCATTTTGTTGTATTTTTTCACACTGGTTTTAGACATTTGCAATCTAATTTCTAGCATTTTTTTAGCTTTTCCTGTTGCTTCTTTTAAGTACTCCTGAACCGTTTTCTTTTGTAAATTAGGTATATCTAATCCTTGTTCATCCTTTAACCAAGCCAATAACTGTGTAGGACTATTAGGATTTTCTAAACCTGTTATATGTTTAGCTTGTTTAAGCAATTCTTCTTTACTCTGCTTATCGAGCACATTAGCTCCTAACATCAATGATTTAGAAAGCTTAATACCTCTGTCGTTTATATGTTGGTCAAAAACCCAATATGTTTGTTCAATTGCAGTTACTGGAAAGTCTTTAATTTTATTAGCAATCGCCATTTCTACTTCTACATCTCGAATACAGTAATCTATAAATTGTTGCCATTTTTCAAGATCATGTTCAGGTAGGTTTCTTGTTCTTCCTCCATTAACTTTTGTTGGTTTACAAGGTATAGAGAAATAACGAATTAAATTTTTACCTGCTTTATCTTTTTGGCTTTGTAGTCTTAAAACTTCTCCAACTTTATCAAGCGAAGCAGGTAAGCCAATACGCATTGAATTAACCATTGTGCAAATCCATTCTTCAGGTGGCATCTGTTTATTAAAATGTTTAGCAAGACAAGTTCTTTCGAAATTAGCATTGAATGCATACTTTTTTACAGCAGGGTCAAATAGAGCAATTTTAAACGTCTCATAATCAGCGTGGAAAGGCTCATTATCTACTTTAGTCATGTCAATCGCACTAATCGCTCCACCATCTATCGAATAAGCTATAATTAAAATTTCGAAATCTTCAGCTTCTGTGTATTTATAGGCACCACATTTCGAAATATCGTTACTGCTGTATGTTTCAATATCTATATTCATAAATTTCAAATTCTTGACACCTCAATTTCTTTAAAATTAAAGTGGGGCTAAAAACCCCACCTATTGACTTATAAGAAATCCTCATCATCAGTGTCTAATTCATCAAAATCATCTTCTGCTGCACTTGCACCGCCAAGAGGTTCGCCTTTTTCTACAAGTTGAATGTTGTTCAATCCAACTGCGATACCCTTATTACCATTTGTGTTGAATGGAAATAAATTGATTGAAGCTCTAATATAGTCACCACTTACAATAGTTCCAGAATCCGTTAATCTAATTTTGTTTTGGTCAATAATACCAGGTGCTTGTTTGCTTGATGCGTTAATAAAATAAGCGTCTTGATAATTCACATCATCTTCTCTTTCAGTATCTCCATCACGTAATGGAAGTTTCAGATTTGCAGGAACTTTGCCTCCAAACTTACTAACTTTTCCTTCTTCTTTAGCAGCTTCTATAGCTTGTTCAATGGCTTTTATCGTACTTGTATCTGATTTAGGAATGATTAAACTGATTGAATACTTTGCTTCTTGCCCTTCTTGCATACTGTGAGGTTCAAAAATATGTGCATATGATGCTCTTACTTTTCCTGTAATCACTTTAGTTTTATTTAATACTTTTGCTTTCATGTTTATATACCGTCCTTTTTAATTTTTATAGTTTGTCAAAATCATCTTCAGCAGATTGCTTTATAGCTGGTCGTTTATCAGACTCGGTAGCAAGTGTTAATTTACCTTGTGGCTTTTCTATAAAGCCCTCTGTAATTTTAGAAAATGCTTTTTTACCAATTAATTTTTCTAATTTCGTAATGCTAAGTAACTTGGTTTCTGTAATATCTTCAGGTTTATAACCCGCTTCAACTAACTTTTCAAGCGTTGCTTTTGTATCAGTTATCATTCTTCGCGAACGACCTTCTACAAGCTTCCAACCAGGATAGTTTTTATCATTTCCTTTCGCTTGATCTAGCGCATAATGTTCTACTTCATCAGCCCATTTTTTGATATCAGGCAGTTTATATAAAAGTTCTGCAATCTCTTCATCACTTAACAAATGTGGTGGCTTTTGAGGCACATTTTGCATGTATTCTGCACGTGTTCTACATGAATGCTTTATCTTACAGAATCTACAATGACTACCTGCTTTAAACTCACCTTCACCGTTATAAGCAAGTCTGGCTAATGGTTTAACAAAATCGGTTCCCCATTGAAGTAATCTTGATATTGGTAACTCTTCAGTAGAAAAGTTATCTATTCGTGGTTGTATGATAGTCATGCGAACTGTATGAATGTCATACATTAAACTAAGCAGTTCATATGCGCCCAAGCCATATAATCTAAGTTGAGGATTATCTATAGCTGAAACTTCAATGCCTTTACCGTATTTAAGGTCAATAATTTCAAGTACACCACCTGAAAATATAATGACATCACCAGTACCAAAAGATTCAGGGACGTATTTACCTAAATCCAATTTTGTTTCAAATAAAGCTATTACATCATTATCCCTACTCAAAGCTTCGTTATATTTTTCTTCTACATTAGCTACATACTCTTCAACATATTCACGCAACTCTTCACTGTAATATTGATTTCGCTTATAATTTTGAAAAGCTTTATTAAACTCAAACTGTGTTAGGCCTTCATATTTAAGACTGAAATATAACTCACTTAATTCATGGGCGAATGTACCTTCTTCAGCAAAAACTGAACTTTTATCTGCAATACCTTCACTTGCCTTAATACTCGGTGGGCAGTTTAGCCATTGTTTCGCACCACTTGCACTTAGCTTTGCATGAGCTCTATTTGAGTGATCTAGCTTCATGCATTAATTCTCGCTTCCATGAAATCAACAATTTTTTCATAATGTTCTTCTTTGATAGTAGATAGCTTATCCGCACCAAGTTCGTTAAGTTTATTTCTAAATTCTTTCTTATCAGAAGTATCTGCTTTTTTAAGGAACTCTTTTCCTACTGATAAAACATAATCTTTAGTTAAATCAGCAGAAGTTTCCTTAACTTCTTCAACTGATTCCAGTTGAGCTGTTTCATCTTTTGGCATTGGTGCTTCTTTAACTTTCTCTTGTACAATTGATGAATCTACAGTTGATAGTTCAGTATTTAGCACACGTAAATTCTTATTTAATAGTTTTAATTCTTCAAAAATACCTTCTAATATTGCCATTGATTAACTCCTCCTTAAAATTGGTTGGCTAAACGAATCATTAACTTGATGCGTTCTTCTATTTCTCTAGGGTCATCACTTTGTTCGTTTAATCTTGCCAATAACTCGAATTGTTCTTCTAATATCTCTTTCTTACGTTCTACAACAGTTAAATGTAACTGCGGTTCAACAACACGCCAGATACCCCAACTTTCCAATTCAATCTTTCCTTTTTTCTTAAGTCTTGAAAGTGTGGATTTTGCATGTGTTTTCGATACTCCAAAAACTTCAACAACATCATCAGAATTGAAATTGTCATATGTTGCAAAATGTGATAGTATTTTTTGTTGTAAGGTCATATTAATAACTCCTTATATAATTATTTAAGACAATTGCTCATCTTGCACTGTTACTTGCTCCAACAAGTAGCAGTTTCTTTATTCTTCATAAAAGTATTCCTTATAAAATATGAATGTTGCGATACTTGCGAATCCCGCAATTGACCATGCTGTAGTGAAGTATAGAAACGGCATGAGTACAATCGCTAAGACCGTGAAGCACAACACTGCTAATAGGTAGCTTTTATATGTGTCGCTCATTTGATAATCCTCCTAATACCATTTTTTATGCTTTCTGATCAAATACTCTTCTAATTTAGAAATATTAATCAATGTTCCCGTTGCTGAATAATCAATGTATAAATTTTCTACACCTAAATTATCTTCACGGTAATATTTCAACCAGTTGTATACTGTACTTCTACATACTCCAAACAATTGATGGATTTGTGTAGGTGTTGCGTATAACTTTTTCACAAATTTTTCTTCGCCTCGATATGTGTTTTCTGGTGTTGGTGGTATTATGATTTTTGGCATCTCTATCACTCCTTTAGATAAATGTTAAAGTTTGTTATTATTCGCCCTGTATTGAAGTTCTCTATCTAATGCATAGAAAACTTTGTTTATTTCTAAGTAGCTGTAATCACTTTTTTTAATAAGCTCTAATATTTCCGCTCCTAAGTTACGTTCCTTTTCCGTTAAATAGGATGAAGAAGCATCAGCTTTGCTAGAAACTTGTGGGACGCCTATACGCAATCCTTCTGATCTTGTGTTCATTTGTTTATGCTCCTTTCGTGTATAATGTTGTTATCAACCTAAGGAGGTGATAACATGCCCTTGATATCTGATGAATTTGATACACTTACTAAAGACCAACAATATATCTTGTCCGTACTCTACAAAGATTATTTAGAATGTGTAAAGTTAGGTTCGGTTAAATTAACCTGCAATAATTTTGGAAGTGCTAAAGATATACATACAAAGTATTTTCAAAAACTACATTTCGAAGATGTAAAATACGATTTAAATAAACTTAAAAACTCTGGGTTCCTAAACGGCGTGTATGCTAGTAACACTATTTATCATGTAACAATTTCAGACAAGACTGTTGTTTACTTTGAAAATGAGTTTAAAAACAATTTAAAAAGTATCATTGATAGCATTTCTAAAATTGCTTCAATAATTCCTGGTCTCTAGTTGGGTTTATAACTTCCCAATCATTTGCCATGAGGTCATCGGCTGAAGGTTGCCAATATCTGATAAGGTTTGTCCCATCGCTATTTGAAATGATGCATTGTAAAAAACTATCATTTGTTGGTAATATCTTAGTTCGATGACTTTCTTTCCAATCTTTCCGTGTCATAGAGACAAGATTTTTTGTAGCTATCTTAGTTGCTTCTTGAATGTTCATTTGTTGTTCCACCTTTCGTGTATAATGTTGTTATCAACCTAAGGAGGTGATAAGTATGAAAGCTTGTTTATATCTTTCTAATGATAAATTTGTTGAAATCGATAATTTAGAAAAAGTGATAAAGTCAGGTCATCGCGGAACTGTTGAAATATCAAAAGAAAAAATTAAAAGTTCCTTGTTCACTAATGGCTCATATACTTTTGTTGGAGACAAAATAGTAGCTATCGCTTCAGCTAAAATCGAATTCATAGAATTTATCGATTAATCTCTTTAAGCAACTCTGCAACTGCTCGCAACAGTTCAGGGTTGTTTCTTGTTTCTAAATTACTGTTTGCATGTTTTAGTAAATTGAGTTTTAATTTACTTTTTTCTTTAGCGATTCTAAATTTTTGTAACATTTGTTGTTCCTCCTTTTAAGATGTTTGTTTAAATTTCAAATTGGCTAATATCTACACCGTATTTAATCGCCATACTCTTAATCACTGAAATGTATATCTCAACCAATCTAGGTTCATCAGTAATCACATCTAATTTTGACAACTTGTTAATCTGGGTTTTCGTTGCACCATTCGCTAGCATTTTGCCTTTGCGGTTCTGCATACGAATTTTTAAATTACAGCGTCCTTTTTCTTCTAAAGCTTTATATGCTTCAGACTTAACTTTCTGGTGCATTGCTCCGCCACCTAAATGTTGTGCAATCGCAGATAACATTTTGTTTGTGTCGTTACGCCAGTTTTTCGTTTCAATACCGACAATGTGACGAATGCCTGTGATTTCTTGTTGCATTTGTTTGTTAAACTGTTCTTGGTCTTTTTGTGCTTTGAACATCATCTCTAATGCTTGCATTGGTGTTTGTGGTACATTAAGCTGTGCTTGTTGTTTAATGTATTCATCCATTTTATGAAATGCATCAACATAAGTTGCAGTAAACAAAATGCCTTTACTACCTGTCATCTTGTTTGCTACTATGTCGCAACCTTTTTTGGTTAGTAGGTAACAAGGTTGTACTTTGTTTTGTGAATTAACATAGGTGCTTTCTTCAAAGAAATTATGACTACTCAATTTTGAGGAGTCCTCTAAAACCTTGATATAACCTTTAATGTCTCTTACTAAATTGTCGTGTCGCTTTCCTATCATTTCCGCAACTTCTCTACTGTCTACATAATGTGTTTCGTTCTGTTCTACTATTTGTAATGCTTGCATTTCAGTTTCCTCCTTAAGTTAAAACTTTCTTTTTGCGTAAGTCTTCGTTAAAAAAAATATCTCTTCCTTCTTGAGGTGTCAATTCTAACGCAAAATAAATACCATTTATTACCGGGTACGACGGTTTCGTTCTCCCGTGAATCATATTAGATAAAGTATCTCTATTAACACCAATTTCTTCAGAAAGGGTTTTGATGTTATGTTCTTTCAAAGCCATTTTAGATTTCAAAAGTTTAGCATCTATAGGCATTTCTTTTCACCACCTTTCGTATTACGTAAGTAATCTTATCATGATGTTACGAAAGAGGTCAAGCACTTTACGAAAGTTTTTTAGAAAAATATTGCAAATGCCGAAAGTTTTCCTTATAATAGAACTATCAAGTAAAAGGAGCTGTATTACGATGTGCTTTTCAAAAAGAATGAAACAATCAAGAGAAAAACAAGGTATGACTTTGGCCGAACTAGGAAGAAAAATTGGTAAAACTGAAGCTACTGTACAGCGTTATGAAAGCGGAAATATCAAAAATTTAAAAAACGATACTATAGAAAGTATAGCTACTGCATTAAATGTTAATCCTGCATATTTAATGGGGTGGGTTGAAGAAAACGATGATGAAGTACAACATCGTGCAGCTCACCTTGAAGGAGAATTGACAGATGATGAATGGCAAAGAGTTTTAGATTATGCAGATTATATAAGAAGCAAACGTAAGTAAAGGATGTATCAGATGGGATTATATGAAGAAACTTTAATACAACATGATTATATTGAAATAAGAGAGGCTGATGTGCTTCCAGATAATTTGGATGGGGTATGGTTAGGAGATTTAATTTTAATAAAGCGTGGCTTATCAGATAGAGAAAAGGCAGGAATTCTCTTTGAAGAATTAGCACATAATAAACTTACATACGGTGATATAGCCGATTACTCGAAATTCAACAATCGCAAGTTCGAAAATTACGCAAGGCGACACGGCTTTATCTCAGCAGTCCCGTTACGCGAAATTGTGGAAGCTTACAATTATGGTGTACGTAACTTGTATGAGTTGTCTGAGTATCTGCAATTGAGTGAAGAATACATATTAGAAGCAATAGAACAATATAAAAAGATATATGGTATTGGGACTCACTACGGCGAATACTCAATTACATTTGAGCCATTGAGAGTTTTTAAATATAAAGAAATATAAACAAAGGAGAAATTAAAATGAAAAGATTATTAGGTTTAACATTAGCGAGTGCGTTAGTTTTAGGCGCTTGTGGTAGCCACGACGGCGATAAGAAAGAGGAAAGCAAAAAAACTGAAACAAAGAAAGATAACAAAGATAAAAAGAAAGAAACTAAAGAAAAAGCAGAAGCGAAAAAAGAAAATGCTAATCAAAACGATAACAATAATCAAGTAAACAACGAGAACAACACAAACGTTAACAACGATCAACAAACCAATAGACCTTTAACTAAAGACGAAATATCACAAAGAGTAAAAAATGGTCACAATGTTAACGGCATGGTAGATGCAGATGGTAATACTTGGTACCAAGCACAAGGCGCAGGTGACGTTATAGGTTACACAAAACCTGATGGTACACAATGCACAGTTGGTGGTTGTGTCACACCTCAGCAACAAGAACAAATAAACGAAGCTAATTATAAAGAGATGGAAAAATATGGGTATTCTCGTGAAAAATACGATGCAATTCAAAAAGAAGCTTCTAAACTTCAACAACAAAAAGAAAATGGAGAAATAACAGCAGAAGAATTTACTAATAGGTATATAGAATTATACGACTAAGTATCTTACAATCAATTAATTGTATTGTGATTAATAACGTCTATTTAGTGATTTAATATAAATATAAACAAAGGAGAAATTGACATGAAAAAAGCAATCTTAACTTTAAGTCTTATATTTATTACCTACTACCTCACTTTTAAATATATGTGGATTAAAGAATTGAAGTATTAACAGCTTTTTATAGCCCTTTAATATAAAAATCAAAAAACGCCTACTAGTGTAGACGTTGAATGGTGGTGAGAATTTTATGGCGGATAAAAACAAAAAACAAGAAGCTACCCGTAGTAACCCAATAAACAAAAGTTTTGAAAAGCCGGGTGCCAGCGAAAACTTAAAAAGTACTTTATCAGAAAAAGCTAAGAAAAAAGATTAATATTCATTCATTAAATATAAATCCAATTTAATTTGTTGTTTAAGGTCTACAAGTGTATGTTTAATATACAATTCATCGTTTGACGGTAAATCAGATACTTTGAAATCTTGTCGCTCAACCTCTAGTAAATCGAAATCGCTACCAGCTGAATTATAGGTTTTAAGTTCACCCTCTTCAATGATTCTGTTTTCAAAGTCTTTAATAACTATAAATACTGGTTTACCGTTGTTATTAAACAACTTGTCTCTTTTGTCTAATAAGCTTATACAATCCAAATTCATAAACTTTCTTGTTTCATTAATTAACCAGATAATGAATTTAACAATTAAAGGATTAAATACAAGCACTGTTAAAACAAAAATAATTAGAAACCAAATATTTGCTTTTAGACCTGTAAGCAACTGAAGTAAACTCAAATTTTTTAAATCAACATTATTAAAAATTATAAAAGTATAAAACCATATCAAACATGTTTCAATAGAAAAAATCAATAATACAGGAGTATTGATAATCTTGTTTTTTTCACTAACTAAACCTATCATTGTTAGATATTTATATGGTATGTAACCTAAAACTCCTGTAAGAAGAAGCGCCCCTAGAAATTGAGTCATCTTATCACCTACTTTTTATTTTATTATAACATATTTAGTACCTAGTACTAAATTTTGGGTAGCCCACCTACCCTTATTATTTTTTACAAATTTACAGAACGTACGTTCCTACAGGAGGTATAAACATGTGGATTGAAAAATTTAAAAACAAAAATAACGAAACTAAATACAGATATTACGAGAAGTACAAAGATCCATACACAGATAAATGGAAGCGCGTAAGTGTTGTGTTGAACAAGAATACAAAACAATCTCAAAAAGAAGCAATGTTTCGTTTAGAAGAAAAAATAAAAGAAAAACTGAACAACAAGTCGTCAAGCGAATTAAAAACTTTGACTTTTCACGCGCTATTAGATGAATGGCTTGAATATCATATAAAAACATCAGGTTCAAAGTTGACTACTCTTAATAATATAAAAATAAGAATTAGAAACATTAAACGATACAGCTCTGAGAACTTGCTTTTAAACAAACTAGATACAAAATATATGCAGATATTTATTAATAAATTATCAGATATCTATTCTCAAAATCAAGTAACCCGTCAACTCGGAGATATGAAAGGAGCTATTAAATATGCAGTTAAATTTTACAATTATCCAAATGAATATTTGTTAACTAATGTCAAAATTCCTAAAAGAAGAAAAACAATAGAGGATATCGAAAAAGATGAATCTAAAATGTACAACTATTTAGAAATGAACCAAGTCCTACAGATACGTGATCATATACTAAATGATAATAAGTTACACAAGCGAAATCGCATTTTAATTGCCAGCATCTTAGAAGTACAGGCTTTAACAGGTATGCGCATAGGAGAACTACAAGCACTGCAGGAAAAAGATATAGATTTATTAAACAAAACTATTAATATAACAGGTACAATTCACCGCATTAAATACGAGGATGGATTCGGATACAAAGACACTACAAAGACTATAAGTTCAAAAAGAAGTATCAGCATCAATTCTAGAACCGTAGAAATTTTTAAAAAGATAATACTGGAAAACAAAATGTTGAAAAGATGGAATTCGAGCTATGTTGACAGAGGGTTCATATTCACAACAAAAAAAGGGAATCCTTTATGTAATAATCAAATCGCCGGTGTGCTTAAGAAAACTACAAAAGCTTTAAATATGAATAAGAAAGTTACCACGCACACATTTAGACATACACACATAACTTTATTAGTAGAAATGAATGTTTCTTTAAAAGCAATTATGAAAAGGGTAGGACATGTAGATGAAAAAACAACCATTCGCATATATACTCATGTAACTGAAAAAATGGATAGAGAACTAACTCAAAAACTCGAAAACATTCCAAGTTAGCTTAAATCTGCCCTTTTTTTGCCCTTATATTTTTTACAAGCTTTATAAAACGCTTGAGAACACTGGCGTTAAAGCTTTTCTTGAAATAAACATATCATCATAATGTGATGGTTCAAATAACATCTGTACAATCAAAGGCTTCATGTTCTTAACAATATCATCTAAATGGTTATCTAAAATTGGTGACACTGCTTTTAAATCATTAAGAAATGGCTCCCATTTGCCTAAAGTATTATCTAATTCTTCTAATTTAGTTTTAATATAATTACAAGTTACATTAGGAATCAGGGACAAAAATTCTTTCTTTTTTACATTTAACATTTCAATTGCATGTCTTAAATTCTTACGTATTTTGGGAATTGTATTAATCAAATATTTTATTACATCAACAATTTTCGATGCATATTCATCATATATACTTTGAACATAGTCTGCTATTTTTTTAATACCATCATCGATATGGTCTTTTAATATTTTCATTTTTCTTCCTAAATAATTAGAAGGTATAACTAGACCCTGTACCATATTTTCGCCGCTACAATTAATTTGGAAATTCCCATCTAAAATTGTTGCATCTTGTTGTTTCATAATACTTCTAATTTCTGCAATTTGCCTACCATAAATATCATTTTGATTTTTTATTCGCTCTATATTCTGTTTCACTACTTTCAAATGTTTCATCATTTCTTCAGATACTCCATCTCTGAAGTCGTGATCTATATTTTTGAAAATTTCTAAAATTTCATTATCTATACTATCATACACTTTTTCTATAAAAGATTTTATACCTTTAAACAACTCATTAATTCTTTCTTTTAATGCATCCAATGCAAAATCAGGTAATAAGTGTTTAACAGCACTAATACTTTCTATTGTTTCATCTGCAAATTCTTCAAGTGAGTTTATTTTACTAATTAAAGTTCTTTCCATTTCTTCTAATTGAAATAAGTTAATCTTATCCTTAAATCCTTCTGATAATTGTTGCTTTCTATCTGCAAAATTTTTATTTTCATTTTCTGAGATGTTAAAACTTTCATTTAAAAAGATTACGTATTCTGCTAACATACCACTAGTTTCACCAGTAATCAGTTTACTCAACGCATCAAGATTTTCTAAATTAAGTTTAATTAAAGTTCCTCTTCCAGAACGTGCAATCGAATCCCCTGTCCAAACATTTATCGGAATTCGCCCATCCATATCTAATGTTATGTTAATAGTCTTTTTTACTTTTTTTCCATTTTTAATTTCTGTATCTTTTACCGACTTAATTTTGATTAGTGGTACAGTATCGTATGTGTTGTCTTTTCTATTTAACTTCCTTTTATAACCTACATGGCTGTCTATTAAAGCATCTAACCTGGGCACACCATCACTAATGTTAACGCGTTTTCCTGGCATATCTTTGATGAATGGATCTTGTAACCATGTTAATAAATCGTTGGTACTATTAAAACTAATCATATTATCAAAGCGTGGTCTAGCAAATTTCTGCCAAGCAGCATAAGGTACCATTGCTGGGTCAGTAGCAACAACTTTTTCATTTGGATGTTTCGCTCCTTGATATTTTGCTCCTGCACCGCCTTCCGAATTACCGCCATCCGCCACAATGGTTTTGTTTTTGTAATTATTTGGACTAACACCATATTTTTGTGTAAAGTTATACTTACTTAATTTATTAGCGTCATTTAGTTTGTCTCTATATAAATCTGCAAATTCGTCTGATTGCTTAAGATAATCCGTTGACTTATTACTATTATCCATTAATTTCGCATTTTGTAACCAATCATCTCCGATATCTAAAGATTTTAATGGATTATTAGGGTTTATTGCCTCATTAGATGTTCCTTGATAAATCATGGTTTGTTCACCAGTTGGTTTTCCTTTTTCATCCAACAATTCATAAATTTTTAAATCTGAGGCACCTTTTTTATTTTTATTTCCATTATCATTATATTCATCAACCTGCTTAAATCTTTTTCCGTTAACTGTAAAATCATTATCTTTATTGATGTCTTGATAAACCCAGTAACTACTCAATTCTGTTAAGTCTCTATCATTAATTTTATTCATCTTCAAATGCTCCAAACGACACTACTTTCTTATCATCAAAACGAGCTTTTTTTGTGCCAATAAGTTTATTTCCTAATTGAGTAGTTATAGTATTCTTGATTGGCATATCTTTTGTTCTTTCAATTTTCTCGGATAAATCTATTACATTATTTATCTTTTCTTTTCTATTTTTTTTATCATTCGTACTAAACAACGTTGCTACTGTATTACTATTAGCAGTATAATCTAACTCTTTTCTAGCTCGTTGCATACCCTCTTTAAATTCTTTATCATTTTTATGAATCAACGGTTCGTAATATTTACGATATTCTTTTAAGTTTCTTGATAAATATGTGATATAAAAGTATTCATTTTGATATCCAACGTTTTGTGTCTTGTTAATTGCCTCTTTTGTAAAGCCTGTATATTGATATTTCTTTTCATTTTCTTTGAAGAATTTATATAAGTTATCATACTTTTCTTTTTGCGCTCGATATTCAAAGCCACTCAGCACTGTACCCACCATCATACTCATATCATCACCATTGTCATTACTGCGCATTGATCCTTTTTGATGGATGGCATCTTTGTACAAAGGTAGACTTGCATTAAATACAATGCCATGATCTTCGCAATGCACATAAACTTCTACACCATCATCTTTACCTACAACATTTGTAGCTTTAACTTTTAGTCCAAAGTTATCTTTAAAGAATTGTTCACCTACTTTTTCAAATTCTTTACGATGCTTCTTCGCAAATTCAATCGCATCTTTTTCTGCAGGTGGTTGGAAGCCTTGTCCTACATATTTTGAAGCTTCCATTTCTTCTGGTACTGATTTTGTTTCTGTATTCGTGTCTTTACTTGATTCATTTTCCATCATGGAACATCCCCCTAAAATTAATGTCGTAGCTAAAACTGATCCAATGAATTTTTTCAT